ATCAGCAAACAGAATACCATTCTGACTGATAACATCGTTATTGTCAATTGATACCCACTGATCTATAGCATTTACACTTTGATATCTATAAAGTTTAGGGTAGTTTTCCAAATCACTGGTATCTAACCACAAATCTCCATAAACTAGATTATCAACTCCATTATCTTGTTTTGTTGGTGCAGTAGTAGAGATTATTACGCCATTTGAATTTGTTAAAGATAAGTTATATCCTCTGATATCTGATGTTAAGGTTTGATAACCTACCCAAGCTGAACCATTATTAATCATGATATCTACTCTATTAGGAGTATTGTAATACCATAATGAATCGTTTGTTGGCGCAACAAATGGCTGTGAAATACTAGCAGTGTATGTAACATTTTCTAGTGGCTGCCAATTGGTAGCAATTAGTGCGCTATCACCTAATGTAGGTGTTGCATACACATTAGTAGCCGAGGTGTTAATTCCAACATTTGCTAGTGGAGTACCTGCTCCATCCACTAATTGCATGTCTCCACCTAGTGAATGAGTTAATGTTACTGCACCTGTACTTGCTAGCCCAGCTGAAACATAAGGAATGTCAGTAGCTGCTATCGCTTGTATAAAGCCAGCAACTGTTCCTGTTGTTATTGTAACAGTATATGTAGTTGTATTCGCTGAAGTAGGACTTGGTCTAGTAGTAAGTGTAAAGGAAGAACTCACTCCTGGATTTGTAGGTGTAGTAGTACTGCCGGTAGCCACTGTTTGTCCTGCCGTTTTCTTTCTCCAAAGATAACTAGCAACCGTATCATTACCGTATGAATTGTATTGATTAAACACAGTACCCTGAGTTACATTTATACCACCACCGGTTGGATCCAAATTATACGATGCAGCAAAAACATTAGCGTAAGAATTTACAACTAGTTGATTCCATGTTTGGCTGGAAGAATTAAATTCTTTAACAACCATGTTAACACCACTACCTAATGAACTTACTTTTTGCCAAACGCTGCCAGTTGGCTTGCTTGCAGCTGGACTAGATTGTCCTTGCCATGTTGGTACAGTGTTATATGGAGAGAAGGTCGTTGCTGCGGCAGGATATACTCCGGCAGTTATACCTAACGTACTTAATGCAGTGCCTGTAGCATTAGAAATGTTTACATTACTACCAATCGCACCAGTGTTGGCTGAATTAGCTGAATTAGCTGAAATAACTAATTGATTGTTAGCTACTCTTGCGAAAATTCCTGTTAGGCCGCCTGGTCCAACAGCATTGTTTATTAAACCAGCAACTGTGCTGACATTTGCTCCAGCAGTCAACGCAATTGTTGTTCCGTTTATACTTATATTAGCATTAGATACTATAACTGGACTTGTAACATTTCCAGTTACTGCAGGAATACTTAATTGCCAACCAGTATTACCAACTAATTGCCATGTATTATTGTATGCCTTGTAGAACACAGGATTATTTTCATCGTATGTGTTTACAGCATACTCGCCTATTGATCCTAGATCAACGTTTGGTGTAAACGAATCGCCAGCTAAATTACTAACAGAAGTTATAACTATTGGAGATTTTAATGTAAACTGATTTGTGCTGTAATTCCACTCATATATACCAAAGTTAGATGATGCTACATCTAACCATAATGAACCATTACTTGGATTTGCCAACGGTCTGTTTACACTACCGTCTAAAGCCGAAAGATCAACGTTTGCTCGTTGAACGTACATTGTATTGCTTACGTCCAGACTGCTGTAAGCAGCCATTAACCCATATTCATTTTGTTCATCACCGTTGATTGGAGAGCCACCAGCAGTTGTTTTAAAGATTGGATCTCCAAAAGTCGTTGCTAAATCACGCTGACTAGTAATTGTCCATATTTTTTCAGCATTTGCTGCTGTTGTTCCCGCTGCAACTCCTGTGCCACCCGGTGTTGCTTTATTTTGCGCGGTGGCTAGTAATACATACGCAACAGTTCCTACTGATGTTGGTGAATAATTGCTTTGATCTATTACAGTAACTTGTACGCCTGGGCTGATTAATGCCATGGTTTATTCCTCATAAGACTAATAAACTTATTTATCGTTTATGAGAAATTATAGCGGCTTGACGATCATATCTCCGTTAAAAATAGCATATTATTATGCTAGCTCATCTATACATTTTAGAAATTCTTCAACAGTGGTATTATTGTCTATAACACTATCGAATTGAATAGACGCCCAACTATACTCGCTGGCATGCACTTGTGGGTACAAAATTTTCATTTTTTCTGGACAGATTCTAGCAATGCTACACCATTTTGGATCATCACCTCTCGCAACTCTGAATATTTTAGCTCCTAAATTTCGTAGCATGGTTGCTTCGTTAGGAAATCTACAATCACTTATGACGACATTACAATTTAAATCTAGTATCTTTTTTTCTAAACTATAAATCCAAATAGTATCATTGAAATGATTTCTAAATAAATCTGTTGCGATATACTGCATTGCCATTCTTGGAGTAAAGTTGGCAATTTGCAATTTTTCAGACCAATAACGATCAACGGTTTCTCGCCATTCTCTGCCTTCTGATGTATTACCCTCTAATAAATTTCTATCCCAATGAAAGATTACCGATAAACAATCTTTTACCGATGCAGCGAAGCTTAAACCTACATAATTATGATTATTAATCAGATGATCGGCAGCAGTACCTTTGCCACTACCGATAAGTCCAGCAAAACCTATTATTTTACGCATTAACCTATCACCCATGTCAATGGTTGTGAGCCATCAACATAGTTCTTTAACTCCTCTTCTAGTTTTTCCATTTCTGCTTGCGATTCTTGCATCAATGCTGCACCATTAAGTTGTCCACCACCCTGTGGTCCAGCAATACTAGAATGTTTACCACGTGCCTGACCCAAAATACTTTTTACGAAAGCCAAGGCATACTCTTGTAACCAAGGATAAACCTGTGGATCACTCAATAATACACTATCAGGCTTATGATTGTAAATCCATAACAATACACTTTCACTACTGGCAATGCCATCTACCTCTGGGCTCCATATTTTAGTAGAACTTAAATTGAAGCCAGTAACGCTAGTGGCACCTAAACTCTGATTGGCAGTTATAGTAATAATTGTTCCTGTGCTATCGACAGAATTAACAATGTATTGGCCACTATAACCAGACACTGGACAATTTTCTATGTACAAACTGTTATTTGCCGCTATAGTTATAGGATTATTCAATCTAATTGTTATAACAGAATTTGTTGTTGTTCCTGCACTAGTCAAACTATTAATCGAGAAATATGTATGTCCATAGTCTGGCATCTTACGAACTAATGTAAGTTTTTTGGTGACACGATTGAATACGAAATTCATGTAGCCACCAAACATAGTCATAGCTAGTTCTTGATACTGTGTGAACAGTTCATAATTCAACAAGCCACCAACTCTACCAGCAACCAACATATAGGTGTTGAGATATCCACTGGCGAATGGCTCAAACTGACTGGCTGTGGTACCTGTTGTGCTGCCTATACCTCTTCTGAATATCTGTCTGACATCCATGATGTAGTTAGGCAATATATATTCTTGAACTTCTGGCAATAAGTCCAAAAATGCATAACTTTCCTCTACCGCGTTGGCTGCTTTTTGACGGTACTTGATCAGAGCTTGTTTAATTGCCAAATCATAATGTTCTTTGTCTAATTCAACGTCAACAATCTGATCCGCTAAACGCAGTCGCATGTAATCAACCATCTCATTGCGTAGTTGATTTAACGTTTGAATATTACCTGCCGCGTCAATAGCACTAGACTGACTGATAGGCCCAGGCCCACCAAGATTCTGTGTTCTTAGTGATAAATCATTTTGTAAATTTGGTTGTATGGTTACTGTGGTCATAAAAAAATCCCGATAACAATATTTATGTCATCGGGATTTTAATATCAAGATACCTTTAGCAGAAGAATGTCAGCGTTAATTCTTCCATTCATCCTACTTTCAACTGCTTTGATTTCTGTCAGAAATTTTCGCAATTGGACTTTGCCAGCTTTGGCAAATTCTTTAAGCTTTTCTTCAGGATTACGAATCGTTTTGTTTACACTCTTAGATTCATCGAAGTTTTCGATTGAACTTCCCTTGATACTCAGAGTTTTAAACTCTTGTGCCACATATTTGCCAAGTTTTCTAGTTTTTGAGTTATAAACCCACAATTCCGTAGCGCCGATAATATCGGTAGGATTAATACTGACGATCTTTAGTTCCTTGTTTTCCGCAGCATACTTCAACTTAGAAATAAGCTTCATTTTGCTTGGAACTTTTTTGGTCCTTGCTTTCTTTGTAGCCTGTTTGACACCACGATACTGTCCAATCGCGGCAAGAAGATTGTCAATCCAGCCGATGATTCGCTTAAAATCCGTTGCTTTGTAATGTTTATATGCTTCTGTCAATTGAGCATCTTGCTTAGATTGTGCTGCAATCAGTTCATCACGCTTTCGCTCAAAAACACGTTCATACTTGGTAAGTTGTGCTTGAGGCACATTTCTTGCCACAAAAAAATCGTGCGGCTTAAATTCTGCCTTAACGTTTTGCACCACGTTATCAAACTGACCTTCAAGGTCGCCAATATTTTCTGAAGTTTTTTCAGCCAGACGATCCTGAATAGAAACTTTAATTACCGGCTCCTGTACTTGTTCTTCGTCTGACTCGTTGGAATCATCACGATGCTTTGAAAGCAAGGTTTTTACCGTAGAACTAAGAAATTCTACATGACGTTCTTTCAGAGGCATGCCAACATTGTGTGCCATAATAAGACTACACGCGGTCATTGGCACATGCTTGTCAGAAATCTTGTCAAAAGACTTACTTTCCTCCTTCGAGAAGGCACCACACTTCTTAACCCAGTCGTTAAGATGCTTTCGACTAGATTTAACGGTGTAGTAATAATTGTAGTAATAGAAGGATCTACGGAGATGAGAATCAAACTTGTCATCTTCCCAGTTGATAGCATCACTGGTCCACTGGGGTTCAGAACC